GTCTAGCGGCCTTGTATTTCCAAACGGCAACGAGATATTCGGTTTCTCAACCGACCAGCCAGAACGCGCCGCTGGTATCTCGGGTGAGAACCTGCTTTATATTATTGACGAGGCCTCAGGTGTTGATGAGGCTGTTTTTGAGGCCATGGAGGGAAACATGGCTGCTGGCGCAAAGATGGTTTTGTTTAGCAACCCCACGAGAATGGTGGGGACGTTCTTTGATGCTTTTCACACGAAAAGTCAGTACTGGAAGTGTATTCATATCTCCAGTCAGCACAGTCCAAATGTGACTGGCGAACGGGAGATAAAAGGTCTTGCTGGCCCCAAGTGGATAGAAGAGAAAAAGGAGGAGTGGGGAGAATCTTCGCCGATGTTCCAGGTCCGCGTTGAGGGCAACTTTCCTGGTCAGGGCGACAACAGCATTATTGGCCTGTCGCTTGCCACGCAGGCGCAGGACCGCTGGAAGAATGCAACCACAGAGGGGCAGTTGCGCATTGGCATTGACCCAGCGCGGTACGGAGAAGACGAGACTGTCATCTGGCCCGTCAGGGGGTCAAAGGCGCTTGAGCCGGTATTTGGGGTTGGCTGGAATGGGGCGCAAATTGCTGCCCACACATTTAATTTAGTAGAAAAACTACGCAGGCCCACTGATGACAAAATACACGTTAAAATTGACGTTATTGGACTCGGGGCATCCCCAGAGGACTTCTTCGGTTTCTTTAAGCAGCGACGAGAAGCTACTGGCGTGGTCATTAGGCCAGTCAACGTGTCCAATGCGTCAGAAAAACCAGATGTGTACGCCGACTTGCGCACTCAGCTGTGTTTTGATTTAAGAGATTGGCTTGAGGAAGGGGGATCAATACCTTCCGACGAGCGGCTAGTTCAGGAGATTGTTTCTGCAACATTCGAGCTAGATGCAAAAGGTAGGAACCGGGTGACCAGTAAAAAAAATGAGCGTAAAATGCTTGGCAGAAGCCCTGACAGGCGAAACGCTCTTGAATTAGCAATTTATGACGCGACCCCAAAGAGAAACATTGGAGGGGGGCACATACCAATATAGGCTATGCAAGAAATCTGGGTAGACTACCGACATCCTGATTACGAGGATGAAAAGATTAAGCGTACATTCTCTAGGGACCAGTACAACGGCGAGGCCCTGGAGGTCGTTCTTCGTGAGGCAAAAAACATGGCTCACGAGAGAGCCGTCGTCTCTGCAATAGATGGAGAGGATGGTGAGTCGCCCGGCGTCCGTGTTTATGACTCGATGGGCCAGAAGAACAAATACGGAACGTATCTCAAGCGCAGATCGCAAGGTGAGATGGGGGCTGCATTTGCAGAGCGCGCATCAATTACCAGGTTTCCGTCACACTACTCCGCCCTGGTTGATTCAATGATCGGCGGCGTCTTTGCCGTTGAGAGCAAAGCAAAGAAAGAGTTCAATGGCCCCCTGGGAAGCCCAGATGACATTTCTGACCCCATGTACCACTTTGTGCGCGACGTTGACGGCACGGGCGTAAACATGGAGTCGTGGCTAATTTCTGCTGGCCAGCGCATGATCGTAGATAACTGGTTCTGGTACCGAGTGGATCGCGTTGGGCCAGACGATCCGATTCGTGCATACTGGGTTGATCCAGATACCGTCCTTAACTGGCGCGAGGAAAACGGCGTCCTCGTGGAGCTGCTTCAGAAGGAGATGAGATACGAGCAGCAGTCCCTTATGGAAAAGGGGTCTTGGATTAAGTATTATCGCCGATGGACTCTGGATGGCTGGGAGCTATACCGCGAAGAGGGCGAAGGTCTCGAGCGCAAAATTATGCTGGTTGCGGAGCAGGACTTTTCCTTCCCGTTCTACACGGACGCATCCCGCACGCGCAGCCGTCTGCCATTTGGCCGCTCTCGCCTTCCGCTGGACCGCTATGTGGGCTATCAGATGGCGCAGGATCACAACATGCTGTATAACCTCCTCTCTGATGCGCGCTGGAACTTCCGCGTTATCAACCACCCGCGCCTGACAGGCGATGTAGACGATGGACAGTGGACAAAGAGTCTGCACGCCATTATGAGTGGCGTTAATGCCATGCAGGGCAACTGGAACTACATCAGCCCAGACGCTAACAACGGACACACGGCGTATAAGGTATATGCCGAGGAGACCCGGCAGTTCTACATCACGAACCATCAGCGCATGAATGCCGCAAGCATAGAGCGCAGTGCCACTGAGGTTTTATTTGATGAGGCTTCTGGTCGTACGGCGTTTCTGCGCATCTACGCATCTGCGATTGACGAGGTCGAAAACGACGTGTACTTTTTGGCGGCGCAGTGGGAGTCGCCGGAGTCCCCGGACACATGGTATGGCACGTACGTACGTCGCAGCAACGACTTCAAACCAGTTGACATTCAGGGACTTATCAAGACCCAGGCTGACGCTTTTGCTGCTGTTGCAAACCATCTCGACGTTGATAGCGCCTTGATTTTTGCAAGAGAGGGCGCCATTGACGGGCTTAAACCAAGAGAGGATATTTAGGATGGCAACAACAGAAAATGTAAAGACAACTAAGACCGGGCGAAAGGTGTATCGCGGTGAGTCATTCTCCGGTTACAACAAGCCAAAAAGAACCCCGGGCGAAAGAAAGAAATTTGCCGTTCTTGCCAAAAAGGGTGATGATGTCAAGCTGGTTCGATTTGGAGACCCAGACATGAAAATCAGAAAGAGTGACCCGGAGAGAAGAAAGTCGTTCAGAGCAAGGCACAAGTGCGATACAGCAAAAGACAAGTTTACTGCAAGGTACTGGTCCTGCAAGAAATGGTAAGTCAAACCTCCTAAATCACCACATCAATGTCAAATGAGCTTGGATATATCACACAGGCCTTAGTTCGGATCGAAGAAAAAATTGACTCTGGGTTGCGGGACCACGAAAACAGAATAGCCCACATGGAGGGCGGGGTCAAGGTTCTTAGATTTGCGGTTGGCGCCATAGCAGGCCTGTTTGCCGCTATTATAGGATTCTATTCACAGTCATAGTATATGGCTTATGATTTACGAATATAAGTATATAGACACTGGAGAAGTTGTTGAGTCCGACTCCTACGGGCTAAAAACAATTAACTCTAGGCCCGTGAAGCGGATTTACAGCACGTCTTTTTCTCTGAAGGGAGGCGGCTGGCATCACACTGAGTATCCAGGCAAGGGCAAAACAAGAATTAGAATGGAAGGCGGTCTTAATCACACGCCAGAAAGTTAAAAAGTGCCTAAAATAAAAATCAGGGTACTTGACAACTTAGCAAATAATTCATAAATTATAACTATCGCCTACCCCTCTAGGCGTTTCGTTCCGGCGCGAAGAGTTAGGGGGAGATAAATGCCGTGTAGCGTGCTTCCTTAGCACAGAAAAAATAAAGTGAAATGGAAATCGTTGTCAAGACAGATGACGGCTTCGAGCCTCTACCAGAGGATCAAGTTGTTCTTTCTAAATCAGACCTGGAAACTGGATACGTGCCAAAGGCGGACGTATCAGAAAAGTATGTCGCAAAGGCATCCTTTGAAGATCGGCTGAACCGAGCTGTATCCAACCAGCTAGAGAAGGCTCACGAGCGCGAAGAGGTTATCGCACGGGTCCTTGAGCATCACACGCCACCGGGCGCCGATATTGATGCCGCAAAGGAACAGTGGGAGAACGGCCGATTCAAGCCGCTGGCAGAAAAGTACGATCGGCTGCGCGGAAGCCTTCGCAATGCAGAGGTCAATGCCACTGCCGCGGAGGTGTTCGATGAGCAATACACCAGACCATTGCCGAATGGCAAGCCATCGCCAATGCAACTGGCACTCAGCGACCAGTTCGAGTACAACGAGGAGTACGGCTACGTTGCTGCGGTAGACGCAGCAGGCAATTTTATCCAGTCTGCTGACCCGACCAGCGCACGTCCTTTCCGCAACGTGAGCGAGCACGTTCTCGCTCTGTCGGAGGACCCTGCGTGGGCACCCTACCTTAGAAAGCCTGCAAAGAATGTGGGTGGGGCTGGGGAGCCAGGAAAGGCCGACTCTAAGGCTGACATGAGCGATCCGCGAGAGCTGGATGCTGCCGGACGTCAGGCTTGGATTAAGGCTAACGGGGTTAGTGCCTGGATGGATTTAATATCTTAACCCAACCAAAAGGTAAATAATAATGGCTATCGGAAAAGCCTCGGACTTCATCATTAATGATGAGTTGTTCGACACAATCTTTGTAGAGCAGATCAACCAGAACGTAAACGCGTTCAACGCTGCCTCCGGCAACGCGATCCGCTTTGTAACCACTCTTCTTGAAGGCGACTACGCCAAAACGCGCTTCTTCGACCGCTTGACGGGCGGAGTTGCTCGCCGCGACACGACCTCTGTTGCCGCTGCCACCGACCTGGCAATGACGCAGGACGAAGTGATCTCGGTCAAGTGCTCGCGCGCCTTCGGTCCTTACGCACAGACGCTGGACGCATTCGAGAAAGCGCAGATCAGCTCCGACCAGATGACGAGCAACCTCGCTGTCATGTTTGCTGACGAGTTCCTGAAAGACGCGCTGAACACGGGCCTCACGGCTGGTGTCGCCGCTTTGAGTCAGTCAACTGGCGGACAGGACTTGATTCTGGACTACTCTGCTACGGGCGACTTGGATCACACGGCCCTGCTTCGTGGACGCGCCAAAATGGGCGATGCTTACGGACGCATCAAGGCATGGGTCATGCACTCCAAGGCATTTCATGATCTGGCTGAAGCACAGCTCACGGTTGCTTCCGGAAACGTTGCTGACTTCGTTATCTACGAAGGTGGCGCTGGCAC